TTTTGAGGACTACAAAAAACCCCTCGATTGAGGGGCTTTCTGACTTAACTGATATTAAGAGGTAAAACAATTAATGAGTTTGTAAAGTGCCTTTTTTGTGTAATGGCTGTTTCATAAATTCTTCTCCAAATGCAAAATTCATAACTTGCCTTTTCTCATCTTTGGTACATTTACTAATTCTTTTCTTTTTAATAATTTCAATCATTTGTTTTTCTGTTAGTTTCATTTTTTTCTCCTTTTGTTTGCATTTTTAAATAGCTTAACTTACTATAACTTACTACATATTTAGCTACTTGTACATCTTTTTTTTAATTATTTGTAAACTTTTTTGGTATATATATAGAGAGGAAACTCTATTTTCGTCTTTACGAACATAACCTTAATATGAGGTAATTACTAAAACTGATAAACAGTAAGATAACAGTATGGAAAAAAAAGCTAAACATCTAAAAGAATATCAATGGAAAAAAGGAAAATCTGGTAATCCTAATGGAAGACCAAAAAAAGATTTTGCGCTCAATGATCACATTAGATCTATTGCTAACTTAGAAGATGAAGATAAAAAAACCGTATTAGAGAAAGTAGTTCAAACTGTTTATAATGAAGCGTTAGCAGGTAATATGACTGCAGTGAGCTTTTTAGCAGACCGCATACTTGGTAAGCCTCAACAATCTGTATCTTTAAAAGAAGAATCTACTGAGCCTATTAAAATTATCGACATAGGTAATCACGATGCAGTGGAAGATTGATGAGACTAGGAAAAGTATTTTACATGATGAGCATCGCTATAAGTGTATTGTGTCTGGACGACGTTGGGGAAAAACAATTTTCAGTATTATTTGGTTACTCTTTCCAGAGTTTAAACCTAATGAAAGGCGATGGATAATTTACCCTACGTATCGACAAGCAAAAATGGTTGCATGGAGTACACTAAAACAATTCTTTAGAAATCAGAATGTAAAGATCAATGAAACGGAGTTATCAATAACATTAGATAACGGAAGTACAATAGAGTTAAAAGGAGCAGATGCTTCGGCTGATAAGATTAGAGGAGTAAGTCTTAATAGGGTAGTAATGGACGAGTATGCATTTATGAAAGAATCGGTATGGAGTGAAGTAATTCAGCCAATGACTGTACAAAATAAAGCAGAAGCCCTTTTTGTGGGTACTCCGAACGGTTTGCAAAACCACTTCTACGACATGTATGTAAAAGGGCAAACTATAAATGAAGATCTTAAAAGTTGGCAATTTACAACCATTGATGGTGGATGGATTGATAAAGAGGAAATAGAAAGAGCAAGAAAGAATTTAGATGCTAGAACGTTTAGACAAGAATATGAAGCGAGCTTTGAAAGCGTACAAAGTAGAGCAGCTTATAATTTCAATAGAGATATACACGTTAAGACTATGGATATTTCTACTAGACAATTTTGGGGCGTTGACTTTGGTGTTTCAAGCTTTATGACTGCAATTAAAATGTGCGAGTTAATCGATGGAACAGTATATGTGTTCGATGAAATCGGTATAAGAAATAGTAACACATTCGAGTTAGCAAAGCTAATGCAAATGAAAGGGCCAGGACTTCCAGTATATCCTGATCCAGCAGGCAACGCTAGAACAAGTAATAGTACAAAAAGTGATCACGCAATTTTACGTGAAGCAGGATTTACAGTAATTAGTCGCAAGGCGAATCCTACACAAAAAGATAGATTGAATGCAATCAATAAAAAGTTAGAGAATGCAAACGGTGAATATCAATTATTTATTAATGCTAAATGTAAGAATACAATTAGAGATTTAGAACTTACTACAGTAGATGAAGGACGAATGATTAAGACAGAAACATTATCACACTTTTTAGACGGACTTATGTATCCAATCGAGTATAGATATGGATTTAAAGGACAAGGAGCTTCAATAGCATGGTAACATTTCTATTAGGATTATTTGTAGGAATTGTGTTGAGCGGTTTAATTACTTTATATGGTGGCTATAAGCTACAACAAAAACAAGAACAACAAGAAGAAAATTTAATGCGTACATTCTTAAAAGATGAGGATATAAATGAACTTTATAAAAGGTATGAATCATGATAATTTATAATTTAACAGAAAGAATGTTGCATGAATTATTGATGGACACAATAGAACAAAACCATCAAAATGAAATGGCCGACAGAGAACGTTTGCTCGACTATTATGAAGGAGTGAACTTAGAAGAAGATCTAAAAGAGTTTTTTAATTCGGACTCGCTTTCGCAGATACCACCAATGTATATTAATTTGGTACGTAACATCATTAGTAGAAGATGTTTGGTATATCAGCAAGCTCCAATACGATATAACGACCAGTATAATGAAGTCATTGGAGATTTAGATAGCTTTATGAAACAATTCGAACAGCTAGTCTATTTATTAGGGTCCGAAGGTTTATATACAAGATGGGACGATAATGAAAAGAAACTAAAGTATCGACCAATTCATTTCTTTACACCATTCTTTAGACCTAATGAAGATGAGCCATTTGCAGTAATGTGGCAAGTAGAATCACAATTACAAGCAAGAACAGAAGAAGCTCAATATATGTTTTGGTCAAAAGATACAGAAGACATGGAAGGTAAACACTTCTTAATATCTGAAAAAGGAAAGATAACATCACTTGTAGAAGGAGATAGAAATCCATACGGAGATATTATTCCATTTACAGTAGCTCACCGTCACCCTTATACTAGAGATTATTTTAGAGAAGGTGCGTCAGATTTAGTAGATGGTATGAGATCAATTAATATTTTGTTAACTGAGTTAGCACTCCATGGACGCTACGGTTTAGGCCAGCCAGTATTTACAGGGTTAGACACAGAACAACGTATTACTATGGGACAAGATAAAGCATTAGTATTACCCGAAGGAGCAAACTTTAGTTATGCGACTCCACAAAGTAATATTAATGGTATGATTGAATCAACTAAGTATATGGTAGATAGTATTGCGCAGGCAAACAATGTTAGAATTAATTGGACAAACTCACAACAAGAATCTGGACTTAGTAAGAAAATGGGACAATTAGATCTTATGGATGCACTAAGAAGTGACGTTGAACAAATATATAGACCATTTGAAAAAGATCAATTTAGAGTAATACGTAGAATATGTGAAGTATCTGGTGGCATTAATATACCAGAGCAATTTAGTATTGACTTTGCAGAAAGAGAAATACCTATGTCGCAAGATGAAGAGATACAATATTACTCATGGGCTTTTCAAAATAACTTAGAAACAAGAGAAAGTTATTTACGTAAAAAGAATCCAGACTTAGCAAAAGAAGAAATTGAAAAGATGTTAGAAGATTTAGGTGAAGGCCAAGAACAAGATGAAACACAATCAATTTTAGATAAAATAGGTCAACAAGTTGGCTAATCTAGATTTTTATACCGTTGAATTAGAGAAGATTCAACAAGAGTTATTTGACAAATTAGAAAAAACTATTATAGGCTTAAAAGGCCTTACAGATACAGAACTATTAAGAATTACAGGACAAATAGATTTATTTGAAGAGATGAATCGTCTTGGATATAGTACTTTAATAGGAAGAGTTGGAACTGCTTATGATGATCAAATTGCTGTAGTATTTGGCGAACTATCAAGAAGAGAATTAGCTAGAATACCGGCAGTTAGTATTACAACACTTGAACAGTTAAAAACATTCGATATGGAGTTTTTAACACAAGGAGTGGAACAATATGCAAGACAACTTAAAAGTGCCATGGTGCGTAACCTGGTGGCTAGAGAGAGTATTGAAAACATTATTGATAACCTTACAACTACTCTTGGACCAGGAAATATAATATCTAGCAGACAATTTAATTTTTTAATTAATGAATCTTTTGCAAGGTTTCAACATACAGTAAGAGGTAATATATACGAAAATATACCTGAAGCAAAATTTACATACTCAGGACCTACTGCAGGAAACAGAAGAGATTCTTGCATTTATATATTAACTAAAGTAAAAAGATCATTAACAAGAGAAGAAATAGATAATTTAAAAGTACCACCACAAAAAGATGGATCTACTTTTGAAGGATTTATTGCAAGAGGTGGTTTTAACTGCAATCATGATTGGCTTAGAAGTGGCTAAAAAATTTAAAGTTGGTGAAATACAAGCATTGTTAAAAGCGTCTGCGAAAAAGATGAAGATTTTGGCGCAAGATGCAATTGATAGAATACAATTAGATGCCTCAGGTGGTATTTTTCAAAGTGGTAGTGAGCAAGGACCAACTGGCTTTGCAGGTAGATATAATAAACAATACGAAAAATACAAACGTAATGGCATGAGAAGATTTTCAGACAATAAAAAACTAAAAGCTTATCGTGGTAGAAGATCTACAAACACCGAAACGAGAGTTGTTAATATGAAACTCACAGGTGATACATTTCGTGGTATGACTGCAAGAGGAAAAGCAGATGTAGGTCAAATAGCGTATCGACCAGAACATACAAAATTAGTTCTAGGTAATCAAGATAGAGGATACGATATTTATAATTTATCACCAAAAAATTTGCAATATATTATTGATAGGTTTGATCAAGTAATTTTAGATCCAGCTTTAAAGAAATATATGCAAACAAAAACAACAATATAGGGAGACAGAATGTCCGAAGAAAATAAAATAGTAGAAGAACAAGCAGTAGCAGAAGCTCCTACGCCAGAAATAAATGAAGTTGGCGAGTACATTGCAGAAAGCAAAAAGTATCGTCAAAGAGCTCAAACAGCAGAGGCTGAGTTAAATGAACTCAAAGAGAATCTAAAACTTCAAGAAACAAAACGACTTGAAGAAAAAGAGGAATTTAAATCTTTGTATGAGAATATGAAAGCAGAAAACGAACAATTAAAACCTGTCGTAGAGCAATATCAGATTCAAGAACAACAAAGACGCGAACATCTGCTGTCTCAACTTTCAGAAGAAGATCAACAAATTTATGAAGACCTGCCAACAATTAAGTTGGAGAAGCACATTGAAAGATTGAGTACAAAAAAAGTGCAAGTATCTGATGCAAAAGAGGTAACAGCTAGTGGTAAATTCGCTGCCAATACTAAATGGGCAGATCTATCTACAGAAGATAGAGAACAAGCTAGAAAGAATCCTAAACTTTGGCAACAGATAGTAGAAGGTTATAAAAACAGCTAAAATTTTAAGGAGAGATAAAAAATGGCTAACGTGACTACAACAACTGCCGCAAATTTCATTCCTGAGATGTGGAGGGACGCGATTTTGGATTATGCTGAAAGAAAATTTCAGTTAAGAAATCAAGTACTTGACTTCTCAAGTATGTTAGCAGGTGGCGGTGACATATTAAACATTCCTAAAGTAGCAGAAGAAACTGCAGCAGCTAAAGCAGCTGATACAGCAGTAACTTACTCTGCAAATACTGATGGAGTAATTCAACTACCAATAGATCAACATCAATATGAAGCTAAAAGAATCGAAGACATCGTAAGAGTCCAAGAATCTGCTGACTTGTTTAATGCTCAATGGGCGACTACATAGGCGACTATGTTTTTTATGAATGAGGAATTAAGCTGGAACCCTAAACCGAAAGGCATGGGAATCAGAACCGAAGGACAATCAAAGATTGTTCAGGGGCAGAGCATAGAAGTTGAAAAGATATAATACTTCCAAGAGTCCTCATCATCTCTTGTAGATGAAAAGATATGCCGAACTTTATTGAAAAATAAAGAAGTAAGAGATAAAAAACTTTTACGATAACAAAATGTATGCAAGGTCAATGGGTTATGCTATAGCTAAAAAAGTTGAAAATTACCTAGCTGTAGATATTCTACAAGCTGCAACAGGTAATGATGTAACACTAGCTGCTGATAATGCACCTACAACTGCAGAAATCAGAACTG